AATGCAACATGATCCTTGTGATATACAAGGACTTTATCAACAGTAACAGAGTTAGTCATAAGCACTCTTAAGCCTAATATTTGACCAACTTCGCCAGTTAATAAAGGGATATTATTACCATATTTTCCTGACTCAATAAAATTAGATAGTCCAGCAATATGCCAATATTGCTTAGGATTCACAGCTAAATATCTGTCTTCTCGTGGTACATTTTGAATATCTAACAACTGAACAGCCGCAATTATATCAGCAATCTGTAGTGTAACTGATGATGTAAATACTATTTTATGATCTGGAGATGAAGCGCTACAAGCTGACAAAGCCGTATAAATACCCGCTTCCATCTTTTCCACAAGCGCGATTGTAGCACGTTCTAAAATCTTCGCTTCTTGGTTAACAACTGACTGCATCATTGCAATAGATTCAGCCTCAACATAAACACCTTCTTGGCTATTTAAAGCCAAAGAGTCAGCTGACCACGTTATGACCTGCGATGTATAGTTACTATTTTCCGATTTTGATTCTGCGGTAAATGCTGTACTTCTACCAACAGAAACAGACTTAGCACCAAGTTCCACCTCTGAAGACAAATCCAAAATAGAAGGTAATAAAATGCTTCTATTATTTAATACACTCTGAACATATTGAGAAACAACACTCAATCCAACCGCACTAGTTTCTGTTACTCCTAAAACTGCCATTATCGAACTCCTTTTTTAAATAAGTCAAGTAACTCTTTACTTGATAAACCTTTAATATCTGACTGAGTGATAATAGGACGTGAATTTGTAGCTAGTTTGTTATCTTTTTTGGGCTGATTTGCTTGGAAAAATACAGGATGTTCTTGCTTAAATTTCTCGATAACATAATCAACACTATCATCGCTAACTTCGTTATTCTCGTCAATTTCAAGAGATTCTAAGTCCGCAAATTGCATAAGATATTTATCGTTAATATTGCTTAGTTTGCTTTTAATTGCTTTAGTCTTAAGATACGTCATCATTTTATTTTTTTCTTGTGACAATGTTTCTTTTAATAAAGCGTTCTCTTTTTCATATTTCAAAGCAACATCTTGAAATCTTTTTTGTTCAACTAGCTTGTCGTTTTCTTCTTTATCTCTTGACACTTGCAATTCCATTAGTCTAGAGTCCAACTCGTTTGCTTTTAGTTTTGCTTTTTTAGCCTCATCTAATAATTTACGATGTGTTTCATACGAAACAGACTTTATTTCTTGGTCAACTGTTTCGCTATTAGCTACAACTAAATCGTTTATATTATCACTCATTTCTAACTCCTACTTGTTTGTTTGCAATTCTACTCAATAGATATGCTTTATTGATACAATCAACTATATTTATATTATAAAGTAATACGTATTAACAAGTCAAGTAGTCTACCGATTAGTTGACTAGTGGTTGTAAGCTGTTAGTTGACAACCACCGCAAACGAGGCTGATTTTAGATTGATTATTAAATTAAAAGATGTTAAAAAAAAAGATAGCAACAAGTTAAACATTTGCGAGCTTTCCTTGTTGCTATATTTCTAACCTACAGAAATATTTAACAGAAAGCAAGCAAAAAGAAAGAATTTTTTTATGGATGTAAGTTTAGATCAAATTCGTTTTGGTAATTGTGACTTTTCTTTTTTTGAGGAAGAAGGGAATTTCTTTTTTAGAGCGAACGATTTAGCAAAATTTTTAGGATACGATCTGACAGCCAATATGTTAAAGCTAGTCAAAAATATGAAACCTAACATTCCTTTAAGGACTGTTAGTTTAATGTCCTCTGGTCAAAGTCGAGAATATACTTTTTTAACGGAGTCACAAGTATACAAAATTCTATTTCGCAGCAACAAACCAGAAGCCCAACCGTTCCAAGATTGGCTATCCGAAGAAGTTATACCCTCTATTAGAAAAAGAGGCGTCTACCAAACTAACAATAGAGTGTTACAATTAGAAGAAGAAAAAACCAAACTCGAAATTGACATCCTCCCACCCCTAAAGGAGTGGGATTCCCTTTGTTAGCGTTAGATGCCCCTAACGGACAATAGTATGTTTCGAGCTGCGTTGACATCTCGATCATGGTTTGCTCCACATTCTAGACATATCCATTGTCTTACTCCCAACGCACTTAGTCCGCTCGGTCCGCTTCTTACGTTGCAGACTGAGCAAGTTACGGTAGAAAACTTTTCAGAAACTATTTTTACAACCATCCCGTGCCTAATGGCTTTATATAACAACATGGTTTTTATTTGAGCGTGGCTTGCGTCATATAATGACTTAGCAAGCTTTGTTTTACATAATCCTTTTGACCCAATATTTCCAACAATAACAAGCTTACTTGTTGTGCATACCTCCGTAGTTGTTTTGTGGTTCCAATCATTACGCTTGTTTTTTATTTTAGCGTGGAGTGTTTTTGTTTGTCTTTTCTTTCTTGCTCGTTGGATTGTAGCTAGTTTTTTTTCGTGTTTGCGAGTTAGGTTGTCTCTTGAGTATTTAACACCGTCGGAGCAAGTGAGTTGATCTTTGCAACCTAAATCAATACCTATCTTTCGCTCACCATGTTGTTTGCCAACTACCACATCGCAAACTACATTTATGTACCAGCGTCCTCTGGAGTCCTCGTTTAAGGACACAGTCATAATCTTCCCAATAATAAATCTACTGTACCATACTCTAAACTTACGTTTCATGAATTGGAAATTACCAGTATATTTATCAAACTTCACACTCTGATTGGTACAAGGGATCCAGCCTAAATTCTTCTTTCCAGTTCGCCATCGAAGTTTGGCTTTCGTGAACTGACCGCATTTTTTAACATACTCTTTAACAACATGTTGTGTTGTTGCAGAGTGAAGCCCTGCTACTTTAATTTCTCTCTGTAAATTTTTATAATTGAGCCATTTATTATTGATTTTGTGGTATTCTAGTTTAGTATGTTGAGCTGTATTCCAAGCGTGATTTACTTTACCAGCGATGGATTTAAGAAACTTAATATCTATGGAGTCTTTAATTCTATATCGGTAAGTTATCATATGCCGTTAGTCCTTCCTTGCATTTTACCGCAAGCTTCGATCGAAGAAGAAACGGCTTTTTTACTATATACTAGCTTTTTTAGGAAGTCAATTCATCCTCCCACTAAAGTGGGAGGTTTTCTTGTGTGTTTTGATAAAAAATGCAGACGAAAAATATCGACAAGCGAAAAAGTTGGAGGTGGAAACTATAACCTTCTTAAACAGATTTGCTTACTTTATAAGATTGCCCGAAACTATAGCTTTGTATATTGCAAAAATGCCTCCAATTAAGCACTATGGGAACAGCCCGCTAGCGAAAGCTGCTACTGAAATTAAAAAAATGCTAGGGGATAATCTCTCTAATTAAAGTCTCAAAATCACGCTTAAACGCCATCACTTGAATGTCACTAAAATAGAAGAATGGTCGTTCTGGTCGTTTATCACTACCATCGTTAGCCCACTGTGCTTTTTTAGCGTTAAATCCTGTAAAATAAAGACTAATTCTAACATTATTATTATAAATAGTTGTCTTTTTTTGTATTGAATTTAACATTTCTCCAGTCAGCGTTAAACAACTCTTGCTAATAAGCCTTTTGTCATATAAAATAGATTTCAAATATGTTCTTCTGGCTCTAACATAACTCTTGCTTAATACTGCCAGTTTTTCTGGTGCTAATTCATTTCCTTTTAAGCCCTCGCCTAAGCGAGTACGTAGCTTGATATTAAAAGCAAAGTTGTTAGCATAATCAATAAAGAACTTATTTCTATTTATAACTATTAGTTTTTTTATTTTATTGATTAACTCTTGAATATGCATGTTAATTAAACTTTAATTTAAATAGTTTTCTTAATAATTCTATCTTGTCTTTATCGTTTAATTCTACTTCTATATTATCAAAGCCTAACTCTTTTAATATCAAAAGTAATTGCAAATTGTCTACTTTTATCTTGTCTTCATCTAGTGCTAGGCCCAATAAAGGTAGCATATTTGTGTCGTTAATTCGTCTTTTTATGTTGTTTATTCGTGCTTCAGTCATCTTTTCTTTAGCTACTTTTAGAGCGTTTTTATTAACATTTGAAATAATTGAATTGATTGAAACGCTTGTTACATTTTGAGCGGTACTAGTTGGTGCTTTAAGATTATTCGGAATAACCGAATTTCCTCGACTATTAGCTTTATTTTCAATATTTCTAATGTTGCTTATGTTACTATCTTTTTGTTTTTTAATTACTGTTAAAGGCTCTTTAACGTTAGAATTTGAACCGCTAGTGACGTTATTACTATCGGTCACTGTGTCTTCTTCTTTCACAAAATCAACATTCTTATTTATTTCTTCTTTATTTAATGGAAATTGTTTAAGAATGTCTAGCAATTCTCTGTCGGAAATACCTAGAAAATCCCGCTTAGGTACGGTATCACCAACGATATGATTAAAAGCTTTTAGCGTGTTTCTGTTTGTTATTCCTATTTTGATAAATCCAGCAGTGGAAACGTCAACAACTTGCAAGGAATTAAGCATATTACTAGTTAGAGTCAAGTTAATATGGGCGTTTTTGCCAGCAAACTTGAACGCTAGAGAGTTGATATATGCTGTGCTGTATTTGCTATAACTATTAAAGCTAACATTATTCTTGTCATATCCTTGTTTTGTTCTAACTATTATTCTTTTTATTATTAACAATGCTATACTTTTTCGTTGGTATTCTGTATATCTTACATCAATCGGTATTAGAATTTGTGTTTTAGTACGTGCATACGCTACATCCATTGATAGCCTCTAATTGTTTGCGGAATATTTAGTAAAGCCACGAGACATAGCAACTGCAAAATCAGGAATTGCAATGCCTATAACCTTTTCTTTTTGCTTTGAAATTTGTCTAATTCTGTCAGAAGCCACTTCGATTGCTTGTGGATTTTGATCGACTCCTATCCAGCGACGACCTAGTTTTTGAGCTACAGTTATTGTTGTGCCAGAGCCAGAGAAGAAGTCTGCAACTAGATTGTTTTCGTTGGTTGTATATTTAATTATTTTTTCAACTAAAAGCTCCGATTTTTGTGTTGGATACCCTGTTCTTTCTTTTGAAGAAGTTGCCAACATTCCAATTTCCCACCAATCTTTGGGATAAACTAGAGTATACTTACCTTTACCATCACCGTCATCAAATAGAGTCACATTTTTATTGCCAGTGTTGTAGTCCTCACCCATATATGATTTTTCTTTGATAGGGTTAAAAGTATATTCTTTAGTTTTTGAATAAAAATAGATGAGATCGTGTTTTTGAGAAAAGTAATTTTTTGAAGCACCACCGCTTTTATAGCACCATACGATTTCGTTCAAAAAGTTGTCGTAACCAAATATTTTATCCATTTCGACTTTTATATAATGTGCTGCGTGCCAATCTAAATGAACAAAAATAGAACCAGTATCTTTAAGTAATTTATGCATCCATTTAATGCGTTCAATAAGATAAGTAATGTAGGCATTGATATGGCTATATTTATCGCTAAATTCAAAACCACTACCTTTTACACCATAGTTGGCATTTGAATAAAACGGAGGATCTATATATATTAAGTCAATAAATGATCCATGTTGTTCGTAAAGTCTTTTCATAACCTCCAAATTGTCGCCACAAATAAGCATGTTATTATCAGATCGTTTATTATTCTCATTAAATTTAAAGTTTTCTATCTGTTGTAACATAAAAGGCTCTTTACACATATTATTTACCCGCAAGACTTGTATCGTCTACGCTATTGATATCACTAATATTATCATCAACAATATTGCTATTATAGTTATTATTATCAATACTTATTCCTTTTTTTGTAGTACTATCTAATTCTATTAACAATGCTTCTATTTCTTCATTTGTCTTTTCGCTGTTTAACTCTTCTAGTACTTGCTTTTTTGTTTTTAGGTTGTTATTTAGAAGCTTGATATTATTATCGATAGTTTCCGTTGTGGTTGTTAAAACATTTTCTTTATTTAAGAATAAAATATTAGGCAAACCTTCTTCATTTATGTTTAGTTTATTGTATAGTTTACGCCACAAAATAGCTTCTATTCTTTTAAATATCTTTTGGTTAGATTGTACCTGTTCGTCAATACTAGAATTATCAATTGCTTTAGCTATACCAGACAAGCCTTTATTTTCGAAGCTTTGTATTTTAATATTTTTAGTTTCTAACCATAAAACAAATTGTTGTTCAATGGCTGACAGCATTTTATCCACGTCTACTTTTGGTTCTATTGTTCCTAATTGTACAGTTTCATTAGCGCTAGACTCGAAAGCCCAAAACGAGTTAGGCGTCATTGCTAGATTTTCTGCTTTAATATTCACTCCATAGATAATCGAATGACTCTGAAAACGTAAAGCAAAATTCATATCTGTTAGCAATAGTGGCAATAATAAAGCCATATGTAGGTCATCAGTATTTGCAAATGGTTTATTTAAGAATAGATTTTTATTTATTATAATAAAGTCTTGTAATGACGCCTCTTCTTGTGATACTAATTTATATTCCTTAGTGTAAACAAATCTATTTGTTTCTGTATATGCTTCGATGTTATCAGCGTCAAATATAACTAATTCTTTATCGTTGCTAATAAATAAGTGTGCAGGTATTATTTTTAATTCGTCTTCTTTTATTTGTAGTAGAACAGTATAATTAAGGTTTAATAAGATATCGCAAAGACTCATCGTATAGTCAATATCGTATATTTCTTCAATACTCTCAACTATTTCTTGATATTTAATTCTTTTATTCTCTTCTTTTAAATACACTTTTCGCATCGTTTTGTTGTTATATGACGTGGCTAACTTATTAACTACTTTTTTTATTATATTTGTTGTGTTTAATCTTGCATATACTTCTTGTAGCGCGTTTTCTGTTTTTGTTTCACTCTGTATTGCTTTTTTAATATACTTTGTTATATTATCATTGTACATCTCGAATAAAGTCTTATTTATTTCTAGGTATTCGTTGTTTGATAATATCAATTCTTTTAGTTGTATTTCATTCATTTTGGCTCCTACAAGTTTATTATATTCGTACTTTTCGGCTTTTGCAAGGGGGCAAAGTGCCAACAGGCGTACCCTAAAGCGTCGGAAATATGACCTAGTAATTTATCGTTAGTGTCTTCATGGTATTGTTCCAGATCCTTTATTAAATTAGCGCATTTTGGGCTAATTAAGAGCGTTTCTTTGCTAAGCAAGTTGTTAACACAGTTAAATCTGTCTCTACGATGTGGATTGTGTGTTTTCGCGACGTGGAGGCCTAAATTTCGCAAGATCTGCAAATCTGATAGACTAGAATTGGTTTTGTTCGATCCTCCAGTAGAATCAGGTATTATGCTACAATTTGAGCTATATTTTGTGACAATGTAATTAGATATTGCTTCAGTATTGGATTTTCTTAGAAATATTTCGTCGACGATGTATATTCTATTGTCGATATACTGCACAACTACTGCGGTCATCGGGTCAACATTAAAATCCATACCGATATATATAGGAATATTAGCCGTTAATTCAATGTTATTTACAACATTTATTTTTCTATCAAAAGCATAATAAGTTTTTATGCCTTTAACGTTAATAAACTCACCCTCTATTTCTTGTTTTGCTAATTCGCTATCATAATTAGCGCGCAAAGTATCTATATAATCAGCGGGTAAATAATGATTAGCGGAAGAACTAGATTGAATTAGCTTTGTTTTTTCGTTGTTATTCTCGATAAACATCTTATATAGATAATTAAAACCGCTAGGAGTAGAGACAAGTTTACACTGCAATTTGCAATTAGTAGCTCGAAGACGGCCGATTGCAATATGAAAATCCTGCTCCCGATAAAATGCAGCTTCATCGCAAGCAATCCAACCCACTTCTAGCCCTCGTAAAGCTAACGAATTATCCATTGAGCGACAATATATATCAGCACTATTGTTTATTTTTAGGATACTATTTTGAGAGTTATACTTAAAAACAATTCCAAAATCAATTAGCAAATTAAACAAAGTATTTAAAGTTGTGTCTCTTAATTGGCCATAAGTATTATTAATAATCAAACCAGAGATAAAAGGTTGTGTGATAGCTTGAATAATAATCCATATTGCAAGGGCATAAGTTTTGCCAGAGCCCAAACCTCCTGCATACAAAACAAATTTTTCTGTTGCTGTAATAAATTCTTTTTGTTTTGGTAGTAGGTTAATATCAATCATAATATATTTATCACAACATCATTTTGTTTATTAGCTTTATTTTTGTTCATAAAAATAATGAATGACTTTAGTTTTAATTCAATGGCCTCTTTTTCGCTAGCATCATAATTGCAAAGAGTTAGGGCGTCTTCTAGCGAATAATCGTTCGCTAATAACTGTTTCACGTTAGTTAGATTTTTATTAAACATAGAGTTATCCTTGTTTTATATATCTCTTCTACCTTTATAATTATGTATAATCTTATATTTTTCAATTCTTTCTTGAAAGTTGTCTTGATAATCTAGTAACAACTTTGTTGCTATTAATGCATTTTTAGCATCGACGCTAATTGCAATGTTGTAAGTGCTAGCTGTAATATTTGCAATACTTTTGTACCATATACGCTCACATAATCTGAGAATTACTAATTCAGTACAAGCGTTATCACTTAGTTGCGGAAATGAATTAGCAAAAGATGTTAGCGATTTATATACAAAAGTTTCGCCTTCAGCGCGAAACGCTACTTCTGGATGTACACCTTGAGCGATAATAAGTGCAATGTTTATGAGCTTTTGTTTGGCAATAATTGTTGCTAATACTTTTTGGTCAATAGCATTTATAGCGTCAAATATATAATCATATCTACTATCATCGTCTATTTTTTTTAACTGCTGCATACATTACCCCATAAAATATAAGCATCTATTTTTATTATATTAAGATAATAAGAAAAAGTCAAGAAAAAAAAGAAAAATCTAGATTTGTGTTTATTTGCTCTTTTTTTTGTTTTTTTTGCGTTCAAGTTGTATTGATATCAAAAAGCAAAACAAATTAAAATTTGGGGCGTTTTTGAAGCTAACAATACAAAAAAATAGACTAGATAAAAATCTAGTCTTAAGCTTGTTTCTTTGTTATCGCTTTTGCCTCTAGCCTAACCTTGCCAAGTCTTTTTCTTATCTCTTTTTCCTGCAGAGACAATAGCAAGTCTTCAACTTGGTCTGATATTACCTCATTATTTAACCTAAATAACAAGACAATGTCATCAACAATGGAAAAGATATTGCCTTTAAAATATATAGTGCTATTGTCTTTACTGCTATAGGCCTTAGCTATATAGCGAGTCAATGGCATGGTGTCAGACACAACAGTGATAGATAGATTGATCATAGTATCTCCTAGAAAAAGAAAAAAAGAAAAAAAGAAAAAAAGAAAATAATAGACACTGTTTGTTTTATCGACAATTTTTATTTTTTAATGAGGTTAAGCGGTCACTTCCTATAACTGGCATTATAAGAAGTGACCAGTTTATCTGTAAATAAACTAATTGACTAATGGATAAAAAAAAGAAGACTTAGTGCCCCAAAAGGGCCAGCATGTCTTCTCTAGTTGTGAGTATTATCTCACTACTAGCTGGGATAGTGCGCACGATTTTACATTTTTGCCCCCAATAATGGGGGTGATTTTTAATAATTACAATTTGGGCTGCATCGACATAGATGCAAAATTCTATTCCTTCAATGTTAATTAACGATGTTTTCATACTAACTCCTTATAAAAAGTAATTAAACTAAGCAAAAGCACAATTGCAATTGCTCCTATTCTTTGCGACATTTTTTCGAAAAAACTTTAGCATTTTTCTAAACTTTTTTTGCTGTTAATTCTAAAAATATCTGGAGCAACTCTAATGCCAATATTTAGTCTAAAAAATGTGTCAACTATTTTATAAGAGGTATAAATTATGACATTTTTCTTAAATGTAATAAATACATCTAATTATTTTTTTTGGGTGTTTTTTGAGCTTTTTTGTCATTCAAACCGATTTCGTACGGCCATACTATGAGTATACGGTAACATCACCTTGACGATTGATACACTTATACGTGCCATAAATTATGACATTTGTTACATTTTATTCAGAATGTAATAAAAAAGTTGTTCAACGGAGAGTAAGGAAACTAGCGTTTATGACGTTTTATGACAACATGGTACAGAGAAGGAATGTAAGGGTAAATATATCTATTCGGTAACATGATCGTCAAGGGACATCTTAATTAATCAACCTAAATTTAAATATTATTTTATTTATTTATATATTTATATATTTAGCCTTATCTTCATACTCTGGACCATGTTGTCATAAAACGTCATAAACGCTAGTTTCCTTACTCTCCGTTGAACAACTTTTTTATTACATTCTGAATAAAATGTAACAAATGTCATAATGTTGTATTTGCCTCTTTTTTTAATTTTTCTTATTTAAGCTATATTGATATCAAAAACTAGAAAAAACTAAAATTTAGGCTGTTTTTGTTGTTTTTTAAGGTACGAGGCAAGACGGCTAGAAAAAGAGTGCGATATGTTACTTTTTATTAGTCAATATGTTTATTAGTTTATAAACTGATTGACTGTTAGATAAAAAAAAAGAGCTGGTCAATACCAGCCCTCGATGTGGACTAGAGGCACGTCGGCTACTAGTTGTCCATCTACGTAGACGTTGCCTGCTCTCTGTGAGAGAGACATAATACCGTCAATGACAGCGTCTACATGATAAACTTGCCCGTCCTCATAGCAGGCGACTACGTCGCCAGCTATAACATTTTGACTGTAAAGATCTACTGTTGCTGTTTTAATCTTTTTCATAACGTTCTCCTTAATAACTTAGAGCTAACCTATTCAGCTCTTTCTATAAACATAATGCCACAGCTTCATAAAAGTGTAGCTACTTTCTCAATAAACGCACTCATCGAGTGCGTGTTTCCACAAGCTACCTCGTACATATTTGAGTCCATTTTATATGCGATTATTGTATAATCGCATACCTCTACAACTATAGAGCCATAGGGTACTTTATGTTCCTTATTTATGTCTAGAAATTCTCCCGCAAACGCATATCCGTTTGTCTTAGACACATCAACACTGGTCACAATTTTTGCCCAATGTTTCTTTTTGTTTTTGTGGGACTGAGATTCACCCTTACAATTGTGTGTGTAGAGTATTAGCGCGGGTTTGTCTGTTTTAGTTCTCGATTCAATTTCTAATT